GCGATGCTGCAAGAGAATTGAATTTGAGAAATCCTTTAATAACAGGAGTTCTTAAAGGTCGCATTTCTCACACAGGCGGTTACAGGTTTAGGGTCGTCCAGCACTAAGCATAGCCACTAACGTGCCGAAGCCTTACGCAGTGGGGGCTTTTAACCACTGCACTAACTTAAAAGCACAAAATTATGAGTAACGAAAAATTGTCCAACGAAGCACAGACATCCCCATTGAGTAAGGCTGTTGTTATGCCTCGTTTTTTCTCTTTGCACGGTGAGAAATTCAAACTTAAATGGTTATTTAGATACGGATTTTGGCGAGTTATTTATTTTGGAATAATAGCAAAGTTTGGAATAATAACCGTAAATAAAGAAGCCGTAAATGGTTTGTTTATTAGTTACGGAACAGCAACCCCATTGGATTATTTATGGGATAAAGGTTATCGTGTCAGGCTTATTGGATGGGTATTTAACGAGCCAATTTTGGAGTATTCGCAAAATGAGGCATAACGGATTATGTATTGGCGATGTGTGGGCATCGAAGTACGTCAATTGAATAACCCACAAAAGCCGAATAGAATTGCTACGGCTCAATTTTAGCAATTCAGCCCACATATAGCCAATACCCTGTTATATGCTATGCTTTTTGTCAAGGGTTTAAAATTATTAAAATGGATAGAAATACATACAGAGGTCGGGGTTTTGTCAGAGTACAAAGATTTCCTGAACGATACGAAAAAACAGCTTTCGTTTATGGTGATTTTCATAAAGATTATGATGGTAGCCTTTATCATTTAATAACTCAATTGCCCGATTTAGATACAGACGACTGGCAAACAAAACAGTACAATGTTGAAGCAAATACAGTAACACAATGTACTGGATTAAAAGACAAAAATGGAACGCCAATTTTTGAAGGCGATTTTATAAAATACAACCAACATAAAGGATATGTGCTGCCTAATTTTATTGCAGAAGTTCAATGGATAAATGATAGTGCCTGTTTTGGTTATAAACGAAATGATGTGCCTGATTGGTCAAGCCCAACACCATTTGTTGAACACGATGAATTAAAAACGGACTTTTTAAATTTTGTCGAAGTTGTCGGCAATATTTGGGATAACGAAATTTTGGAACTGGTCGCACAGCATAGCATATAACGTATGGTGCTATAAAATCGTTTTAATGTTTTATAGCACGTGTTACCTGCTGGCTCGGTTAATTAACCACTAAACTCAAATCGAAGCACTAAAGAAAAGAATTTAAAAAAAGAAGGGATGGAAATAAATAAAATATATAACGAAAATTGCCTTGATACAATGGCTAAAATGCCTGATAATTTCATTGATTTAACAGTTACTTCGCCACCTTATGATAACTTACGAGAATATAATGGTTATTCATTTGCATTTGAAGAAATTGCCGAAGAGTTATTTAGAATTACTAAACAAGGCGGTGTAGTTGTTTGGATTGTAGGCGATGCAACAATGAATGGAAGTGAAAGCGGAACATCATTTAAACAAGCATTATTTTTTAAAGAGATAGGGTTTAATTTGCACGACACAATGATTTACCAAAAAATAAACTATGTGCCATTGACACATAACCGATATGAGCAATCATTTGAGTATATGTTTATTTTGAGCAAAGGAAAGCCGAAAACATTTAATCCAATAATGATACCTTGTAAACAAGCTGGAAAGGTTGAAAAATACGGATTAGAACGCAGACAAAATCACGGTTCAAAACACGCTATGAGATTGTATGATGAAACCGAATTTAAGGCAACCAAAGAAAACAAGATTGCACCGAATATTTTTGCTTATACGCTTGGTCGTGAAAAAACAGGACATCCTGCACCATTTCCAGAAGCATTAGCAAATGACCACATAACAACGTGGAGCAATGAAAATGACTTGGTTTATGATTGCTTTATGGGAAGTGGAACAGTAGCAAAAATATGTGTTCAAACAAATAGAAATTATATAGGCAGTGAAATTTCGGAAGATTATTGTAAGATTATCGAAAATCGTATTAAAGAGTGCGGTGGGCTTTTTTTTAATTCTTTTGAACCGAAATGTTAAATCGAAGCACAAATGTAGAGCTTGCCAGTAACGTTTCTCGGCTTTGTTTAGTGCCGAATTATGAAAACTAAACCTTCTAACTTAAAAAATATTAATTATGAAAACAGTAGATAGCAAAATAAAAGCAATATTACAACAAGCGCAAACACTGAATGATGAATGTAAGCGCCTGGAAGAATTAGCACCATCTTTCTTTAAAGAGGATAAAATTGATATTCTAGCACTATTAAACTACATTAATTCTATCCCTAAACACAATATGGCTTTAAATAAGCTGCAAAAATATGGATTTGATATAATTAGCCTGCTTATAGTAGAATGGTTTAAATCTAAGCCATTTATCAGCGTTTATGCTTTAGAAAATTCACTGAAAGTTCCATCCGGAACAATCAGTAATGCTATTTCATCAAAAACCGGAAGAAATATACCGCCTAAATACCTGCCGGATTTAATTATTTTATTAAAAGAATACGGATTTTGAATTAAAATGGAAGATCATCATCTATCTGTGGTGTTTGACCATCAAAATCTGGTGTTGAAGTACTGTTTGTAGTGCTTTCATTTGATGTAGTTGTTTGCTGCTGTGCCGGTACATAACTTGTATTTTTATTAACCCTCCATCCTTTTGCATCTGTGTACCATTTACCGTTATATTCACGGCTTTCCACGTCAAATTCTACTGAAATTTCGGCACCTTCCTGAAATCCTTTGTCTGTAAGGTCGCCCCAAAGTTGAACTGCTACTTTTTTAGGATACTTGTCGCTAGTTGTTTCTATGATAATTTGTTGTTTTTTCCAAACGCCATTTTTGCCTTCACCGGTCTCCAGTGGCATAACTTTAAAGATTTTTCCTGATAATTCCATTTGATTTTTTTATTTTGTAAAATTAGTGATTAATATTTTTGTATTTAGTAATTATTATCATCAAAATTGTTTCCGCCAAATTCTTCCATTAGTTTATAGCAAACACTACATGTGTCTGCCGGAAAATCTTTACTCAGCATCCATTCGAGTGTATCAATGTTGTATTTCGCTTTCATGCCGAACTTAGGTCCAAAATTAAATACGATATCACCATCATCATCGGTCCGGAATTTACCACTCAGATCCAATACCGGTCTATCAAAGTTGCTAAATAATGCCAGCGCTTCGATATTATCCGGAATATCGCCGTATTTTTCCATTTGAACATCTAAGATGTCTAAGGTGGCAATAGTGTCTGATTCGGCTCCGTGTGCGCCTACATGCTCTTTATTCAGGTAAAACATTACACCAGCTTCCAAAGTGCGCGGTTCTTTAATTTTGTAGATATTTCCTACGTCAACTAAAAAGTGCTGCATGTAATCCCATGTAACACCAGCACGGCGGAATTCATTGTACAGAATTTTTATATCAAACTTATTACCACCAAAAAATGCTATATCACAACCTTGCAGCCATGATAATATGGATTTTGCGAATACCTTGAACTCAGGTTCATCTTTTACCATTTCATCGGTAATTCCATGAATGTCTATAACTTCCTGTGGAATAGCTATACCTGGATTAAATCGTCTGGTTCTTATTTCGGTAGTTCCATCCGGATATCGTTTTAAAAGACAAAGTTCAATTATTTTGTCTTTTTCTGCATCTACGCCGGTTGATTCTATATCCAGCGTTACTAAAGGTCGTGTTAATTGTAATTTCATTTCTGTTCGCCATTTAATGGTTGAGTATTATTGTCTTTTAATTCATTGGTTTCGTATCTGTAACCGTGTTCATGCGGATAGTGAAAACTATGGATAAAATCAATCCATAATTTATTTGATGCAACCGCTGCTTCGTCGTGTGTTATTTCACCGAGCTCTGCTTTGTCAAACAAATCTTTATTTTTTTTCTTAATTACAGCTGATGCCGTAAAGAAATCTGTATGTACTGCTTTTTTAAATTCTGCCATTGGTTTTTATTTTATAATCAAATTGTTTTCTACCTTATTCAAAATCTTAACCATCTTCACTATTTTCTGAGAACTCCACGTATCTAAAATCAAATACAAACCGTCACTGTTGACAAAAAACAATTTATGCTTTTTCCTTACGTAACAATTGGCAAATATTTCTTTCGTTTTTAGCATATCTCTACAAACTACATCTTTTCCTACTTCAAATTGTGCCATATAATAAATTTTTAAAACAATTCAAAAGGTTCTTCATTTTTTTTATCAATATATTCTCTCATTTCTTCGGCTAATGTAATAGGAGAATTATTAATCCAATTTGATGTGTCGAATACTTGTGTTGGATTATATCTAAGTCTTTTTTTATCAAAATAATACTCACTTACTCCTGTTGTACCCCAATGGTCAAATTTTACCTTTTGACGGTAAATCAATGTAGTTCCTTTTTGGAAATCCCTATAAACAGTTATGCCGTTGTCAGCTTTGTTGTAAAAATGTGAACTTCCGTTAATACTATACAAATTTGGAATCTCAAACATTCCTGTTTGTCTATCCTTATTTATTTTTGTTGGATGTGCTACCAAAAAACAGTGCAGGTTATATACTTTGTTAAATCTAATAATAGCGTCTAGGGATTCAGAGATATATTTAGTCTCTGTTGTGGTGTATTTATGGTCTAATTTATTCCAAGGGTCAATTACATACCAATCTAAACCATATCTTAAATGAGTATCTTTTACCGAATTTAAAATAGTCTCTAATGTAAAATCCTTTTCTGGTTTTATAAAGAAAATATAATTGTCTAAATAAGCCTCAACCATTGCTAATTCTTCAAGTGTAATCCTATTTTCTCCTTCCCAATGCTTCCCAATAATTTTTCTGCAAAATTTACTAAAATGCAATTGTGTAGGCTCATTTTCGGGTGAAAATAGTGCGCCTTTCCAATTAGATAATCTTCGGAGTTGAATAATGATATAATCTATAAGTTCACCTTTTCCATGGCTGGGAATTCCGGTAATAATTGTCAGGTAAGATTTAACTATACTTAAATCAAAACCTTCAATTTGCAAACTAACACCTTTATCTAAACCATTATGATACATGTCAATAATAGAATCCGACAAATCAGAAATAGTATAGACACCCTCAATAGGGAATTGCTTAAAATCGTTTTTACTTTCAATAATCCCTTGTATTCCGTATTTAATCAAACACTCGTTTGCATCTTTGCAATCTTTAAACTCAATAAAAACGCAAATATCTTTTCCAAACCTATCCGCTAAATCATTTCTTAACTTTCGGCCTGCTTCATCGTTATCGACCGCCAAATAGATTGTTTTTTTGCCGATAAAAAATTCAAAGCAGTTATCTACGTAAGAAAGGTTATTTGTCTTTAAATTGGCTCCATTGGGCACAGAAACGGTATTTTTATACCCTGCCTCTGCCATAGCTAAGCAATCTGGTTCTCCTTCAACGATAAAACATTCGTCACAATCCTTAATAGCATCCAAATTATAAAATATTAATTCAGAACCCTTGTGTAGTTTTAAATCCTTATTATTTGCACGATATTTTATATTAATTAGTTCACCATTTTTAAAATAATTGAAATTTATAGTTTTCACTTCTTTTCCAGCTTTAGGCATCCATTCTATACTTTCGGTTACTTTAAAATCTATTAATGTTTTTTGGCTTATTTTTCTTTTCTCAAAAAAAGATACAATTGTATCTGATAATTCTGTTTTATTTCTAAAAACTGGCTTTACATATTCTTTTTCGGTGGTTTTTTTGTAAGTGTGTAGTTGTCCATTTTTTCCGCAATGATGGCATTCAAACCATGCTTTGTCTAAGAATACTGAGCAACATTTATCTTTACTCTTTTTTCTGCTTTCAGAACAAAATACACATGTTGTTTGAACTACTCCTGTGGTTTTACCCATAAGATTAAATCCATTCACATTGTATTCTTTTATTTCAAAACCGTTAATTTCCATTAATATACCATTTTTAAGGGTTCATTAAGACTTGTCTGTTTTGTTTTATTTTCTTCCTTAAACCAAACACCTTGCATTTTTTGTTTCCAATTTTTTACTTGCTTACCTTTTGAATCTTTCCAATTTGC